GAACAGCACTTGTAGTAGACGCGCCATACAGAGCGGCAACAGCAGAATTACCTGTGTTGACGTTACCTGCATTTTGAATCAAGCCAAAGTTTTGACCTAGCATGGCAGTAGAAGCAGAAGCAATCACCGTGGTTGCGGAGCACATAACCACTTTGAACACTGTGTCAGGATCATCGCAAACGATAGCCCTTCCAGTAGCAGTAGTACCAGAGGGCCAGTACTGAGCAAATTGCGTTTGCTTAGTTGTAGGGTTTGTATATTCACAACCCAAGAACACACCAACCAAACCATTGCCAGTAGAGTCAGTAGTGTCAGTGTTCTTAACAATAGAACCACGAACAATATTGACCAAATCACCGTAAAAGATGTTTGACGCAAAACCATACTGAATCGAGTAAATACGGGTAGAACCCGCAAATACCTGACCACCGATCAGGTTGATCGGCTTTAGGCCGTAGGGGGCCGAGACGACGGGATAAGCCATTTAAGACTCCTTAAAAAATTTAAGTACCTTTGCCAAAGCTGGACGAAGACTTACGCTCTTGGAAGAGCGGCATCCGCGCATCGCTTTGACGCATGAAACTATTGTCCACAGCATCTGTCTGAGATTGCGTAACTTTGGCGAAATGGTTATTTCGCTGCTGCACAAACTCAGTAGGTGTCTTGCAAAGCAATAGCCCACCAACCTCAATGTTGTCCTTAAAACGACTATTGGGATCGGCTAACAGTCTAAATTTGGGTTGTTCTTCGAGTGCAACAGGCTCCCAACCTTCTCGGAGTTTGGCCGATAAGTTACGTGGGTCAGCGTTGTTCATTGTCGAAACACGAATCCAGCGGTAGTTGTAACCCGGCTCTTTGTCTGGCTCGGGTAACAGGTCAGGTTGCGCCCACTGCTTAGGACGCTCATATACCGCACGTGTTGTCAACTCGCGTGTGAGTTTGTTGTCTTTGATATCAGCCATTACGGGCCTCCAATTCAAGTTGTGCCTTTACGTATTGCTCGGGCGTTAAACCTAGCTTTTTGGCGAGGTTTACTTGGCTTTGCTTTAGCTTGACCTTGGTGGGGGCCGTGCTACGAACTGCCGGGGCGACAACGGTACCGAGTCTTGTGCGGCTTTGTCTATTGTCTTCTGGGCTTTCAAATTTCTCTGAAAACCGTTTGCGCATTGTATTGTCCAATTCGCGGTAATACTCTTCAGAACCAACCTCTACACCATTGTCTTTCAGGTCTTCGTGTAAACCTAAAGCAAAGGCCGTCATACCTCGATCCTGTCCAAACCAGCTATTACGCTTTTGCCACGCTACTGCTTTATTGTCCGGATCGGGTACATACGGTGCAGGTTGATACTGCACAGGTTGCTGTTGTACAGGGGTTTCGTCCTCTTGTAAAGAGGGCATGCGAAAGTTTTTTACCTGCATGGATTTCAGGTTGGCCATTTGCAACGCTTGGTTGGCCTCCATCATCTTGTCAGAATCACCCGCCTCATAGGCTTCTTTGTAAGCACGCTGGGCAATCTTCAACTCCATATCAGCATTGCTCTGAATGGTAGTGACGTATTCCTTCTCACCCGTACTTAGAATGCCTTTGATGCGCTTATTCTCTTCAAGCAGGCGTTGTGCCAAACCAACAGCTTCGTGTTGTTCGCGTATTGCGGACTCTTTCTCACGGCGCTCGTCATGCCAAACCTTGCGCATTTGCTTGAGTTTGGTCTTAACGTTGTCATCGTATTGGTCGAGTTCGTCCTTCTCCAACTCCTCAACGAGGGGCTTGGGCAGGGGCTGACGGCCACGGTCTTCAGCCGGGGCATCGTCTTCAATCTCGATCTCAATCTCGGGTTCCGCGTTTTGTGCGGGTTTACCCTTATCTTCAATTTCATCTGGGAACTTGAAGTCGTCTTTGTCAAATGAAGGCATTTTGTGCTCCTTTTATTTGCGTTTGATGCCGCGAGGATCGTCTACAACGGCCTCGACAGTATCGTCATTGATGATGCGGAACTCACGGCCATGTATGACCAAGCGAGAACCTGAATGTGGGCGCACAAGGACAAAATCGCCCTGCTTACACCACGGCCCGTTAGGGAACTTAGATGGGTCTTGATAGCAGTCTGGCCCCATATCAACAACAAACAAGACCGTTGTGAGGGTCTCCTCGTTGCGCATAGTTTCATCAGCTTTAATCAAGCCTACTTCACTGTCCTCAAATTCTGCTTCCGCCTCTGGTATGGCGCAAAGAATCCGATAGCCCGATGGGCGGGGCAGTTGTTTGCCTTTTTCCTCTGCGGTTGCAGCAAAGTTATAGGCTCCCACAACTCGTGGGTTGTTAGCGTCTGTAGCTAACAGGATTGAACTAGTCATCCGAAGTCTCCATTCTATGTTTCAGGTCTAGGGTGTATCCCCGCATGATGAGTAGACCGCGAATCTCACCACACAGTTTCTTGTACTCCTCAAAGGACTCAGCCTTGCCCTCGGCCAAGTACTCTTTGAGTTGCCCGATTTTCTCGTCCGCTTGTTGGATAAGAACCTCAAATGCGTTCATCATTCACCTTTCATTGGTTTGTTTTGTTGCCGCATCTGAATACGCTCCTGCATTTGACGCAGTTGCTCTTCATGGCTCTTGTTAGAGAGTTGCTTCAGGATGTCCACACCCCTGTCCATCATGCGGCCTTCCTTATCAGCGTTCATCTGCACAGCGGTCTTCACTGCATCCAACTTGAGGCGCTTGTCATCAGTGGCGGTCTGTGCCTGAATGCGCTCACGCTCAATCTGCTGCTGTGCTGCTCTGATGGCGTTATCGGCCTGATCTTTGGCGGCTTTGCGCTGGTTGTCTTGCTCTTTAAGTTGAAGCTCTTTCATCTGCATTTGGACAATCGGGTCTTGCGCTTGTTGTTGCGCCTGAGCCTGCTGTGCCTCTTGCGTGTTTTTCTGGAGCAACTGTTGCGCAGCCTGCGCCAACATCGGAGACAGCCGCGCTTCCACCTCTGGAGACATCTGAACTTCCTCGCCCGACTCGTCTATCTGCGCTGGCAACTGCATACCAAGCGTCTGCTCGATCTGCTTGCGATACTCGAACCCTAAGTGCTCGTTGATGTGAGCCATCATGGCTGACTGCATCGCAGGTGCCTGTGGGTTGTTTTGCAAGAGCGCCATGATCTTGGGGTCTTGCATCGCGGCCATGTGAACCGTGATGTGCGCCTTGTGGTCTTGAGAAATAAACGCCTTGACCGGCTTGCCCTTGAGCACGTTCTGGTTCTCCGACACAGGGTCTGTGGGCCTCTGGTCATCGTCCATCGGCACAAGTTTTTGCGCGTCTTTAACACCCAGCACTTCTAGCATCTGACGGTGCAAAAGCGGCAAGTTGTACAACTGCGGCGCACCTTGGGCCAACTGAATCACGGCCTGATACTGCACGATCTTCTGCGCCATCGTTGACGCATTAGGATCACTGACTGGAATGACATCAACGTCATCGTAGTCAGACTTCTTGGCTTTGCGTGAGCCTTCGCTTGGCTGGTAGTCGTAATCGTCAGGTGTGTACTCAGCGATGATGTTCTTGAGCAGACCCAACTCTTGCTTCATCGAGTAGTGGACACGTGCCTGAATAGCCGACATGTTCTTGAGCGTTCTCTCCAGAATCGCCAAGGTAGTACCCACAGGCGCTTGCGCACTCATGTCACTGAGCGTCAAGTCAGCCGTGTTGGCAAAACGTCTGCCCTCTTCAACGATCTGACCAAGCAGAGCCATCAGTGTCTGGCTAGGCTCTTTGTACGGCAGGGGCAGCAAGTTGTCTTTAAGTGTGCCGCTGGCCACGTCCGCATCGCGCCACTCGCCCGGAGCAATCGGTGTATCGTCTCCCTTAACCCGCATGCCGCGAGTCTTGAAGCCACCGGGCAGGTTACTTAGAGTACCAGCATCGACAAGCTGACGAATAAGAGAAGTGCCTGACTTAGCAAAAGCGCCGATGAGGTGAATGAGACCAAAACAGTAGAAGCCAAATCCCGGAACGTATCCGTAATGGACGAAGTGTTGGCGTTTTGCGTAGGTGTCATCATCAGGCTCCCAGTTGCGGCGAATAGCCAGCACGTTGCTGGTTCCTTTTTCAAGGGTAATCACATACGGCAAGGCAATGCCCGTCTTCTCGCCCTTCTTGTCCTTATGCTCATAGCCCTCAAGGTCGAGGTCTACGTTCATCTCCAAGAGTTTGAAGCGGTTATCAGACGTGGCCCTGAAGCCCATCTTCTCGGCAATCTTCTTCTCAACTTCATCGAGCACGTTATCCGGTGTGCCCAAGTCAATGTCGCGGTAGAACCCTGCCACTTGCAGCTTGCGCAACTCGTTCTCGGTCTTGCGCATCACATGGGTAATGCGAGGAGAAGACTGCAAGTTGGACGCGCCGTAAGGCACAACGATGTCTTCCGCAGGAACGAAGAACGACACCTGACGATCCAGTGACGGATCGAAATACACCTTCTTGAACGCATTGCCAGACAGACCCAGACCCCACAACATGCGCTCATGCTCTGGCCTGTATTCCTTCATCACGTCTGTCAACTGGTAGTTCATGTCGTCTGCCACGCGCTGGGCAGACTCTTTCTTGGCAGGGGTCTCTTTACCGATGATCTGGGTCTTGACTGGCCCAGCGGCTGGGAACGTTGCCATCATGGTCTCGGACTGAAACTTCACCAGCGCCTCAGACAGCATGGGGTGGAACACACCACACGCGCCTTCCCACGGCTCCGTTCGCTCTTCGATCTTCATGCCCAGCAGTTCTAGGCCATCGACATAGGTCTGCATCCAGTCCTTGCGGCTGGCTACGTCCTCGTCATAGTCGCTGATCAAATCTTCGGCCAGACTCTGCAAAACCTCTTCGCTGATCTCTTCAGCCAAGTTGATGTTGAACTCGTCTTCCCCTTCTGCATCAGGGTCGATCTCAATTTCCAACCCGTCCATGCCAATCGTTACTGACTCAGGGTCTTCGATCTCGATCTCAATCTGAGGAGACGCGCCGTCCATCGCGGCAAGTTCTTCCAAGCCTTGTGGGGCTGCGTATAGTGACTTCTCAATAGCCATGATTTATTCCTTTAAATCAACTTACTGTTGCCAGCATTTTCAACATAGCCACCGTTGGCGTAGCCAAACATTTTCTTTAATTTATCAACCATACCGGGTTCGGCCATTTCAGGCTGTCGAGTATAGGAGGGCAAATCTTTAGAGTCCAACCGTGTTTGCCGCAAACCCGTGATTGCGTTGTACGTTTCGCGTACATCTTTGTTTTTGAACAGCGTTTTACGCAGCACGGGGTCTTTGGTTAAGTCCACGTTATTGGCCGCTTCGTATCCGGCCAATGTAGCCAACTGTTCATACAACGCTGTACCACCTTGCTTTAGCATGCTTGGGTCAAAGTAAGCGTTTTCGATGCCATACTTTTCCTTGAGGTGGTTTGCAGCGCCTATGGCGTCTTTAACAAACTGATGCCTAATGTTGGGGCCTTGTTTCCCAAGAAGTTCATCAAACTTACTGTTGATTGCAGCGCCTGTGCCTAGCCCCTGCCGTGCTAACAAGTGTTCTTGCTCATGGGCAATAGTGTTTTTATCGGCATCAGGACGAAGAAACATTGCCTGCGATTGCGCTCGGTTCTTGTCAAAGTCCGCAAGGCGGTTGCTGCCAAGCATGAACCCTCGGGTATTTGTATTCTCCAATTGGGGAGAATCCATCATTTGCAAAGAAGGCAATCCTGCGGCTGTATAGGATTGATCACGATCAGCAATCTTGCGTTCTTTCAAACGACTAGGGTCAATACCTTCTTTCCTAAGCTGCTCTAGTGTGCGCGAATCTAGACTGCTAGTAGCCATGTTTCATCCTTAGTAGTACGGTTCTTTTCGGCGGAAAGACTTCGGTTCGTCTTCCTCGTCAGACGCCAGTTGAATAAACCCACCACGGCGATACCGTAGCAGGGCTTGTGTCATCGAGTCAACCAAGTCATCGTGCTCACCGGATGGGAAAGACGCGACCTCTTCAATCAGTTCTTCTGCCCAGTGTGTATTAGGCACCCAAACGTGGCCTGACGCAAACATATCAGCCACCGCATTCAGACGCGCTATTTTGTCATTCCCCTTGCTTGGCGTGAACTCTTGCACTGGTATACCCATCGCCCGCAACTCAAATATGAGGGGCGAACCCGCCGCCTTGGCCTCCACGATCAGGCTATCGACTTCCCATTCCTTGTATTCCTCAAACGCCCGCTGCTTTAACTCGGGGAACTCCATCCGTTTCTTGAACGCATTGAGCAAGATGATATTTGCCCGGTTTACGCCCAGATCATCGTCCTGATAGAACACGCCCCATGTTGTGCATGCACTATAGTCAGCCCGTTCTGTCTTCAAAAACGCCGTATCCCACGACTGAATGATGAACTCGCATGACGGTGGCCGGTCATGCTCCCAAATCTTCCACCATTCCCGCTTCACGATGGCAGAAACGTCCGAAGTGGGCGACTGCATGTACTGCGCCTGCCACTTGGCGTTGGGAAGTTCCTCTTTTAGGGCAGAAAGCTCCTTTAATGACCAAAACTCAGGCCATAAGGGTTTACCCGAGGGCAAAATGGCAGGAAACTCGATCACTTCCCACTCTTCACCCGACCTTTGGGCCGCAGCTTTGACCACTTGGCCTGTCAAATCCCGTTTTGACCACCGTGTCATCACCACAACAATCGCCCCGCCCGGTTGCAGACGCTGACGAGGGCCAGATGTGTACCACTCGTACGTCTTGTCGTAGATTTCCGGGTTGGTCTGGGCCATCGCGGCCTCTTGCTCCGAGTGCGGGTCATCAATAATCAGGATGTCGGCACCTTTACCAGTCACCGCACCCCCAATACCGATAGCGAAGTACTCCCCGCCGAAGTTTGTGTTCCAACGACCCGCCGCTTTGCTGTCAGACTGCAAGTCTAGGGACGGGAATATCCGCTTGTAGTTAGCAGAGTCCACCAAGTTACGCACTTTTCGGCCAAATCCCACCGCCAGTTCGGCAGTGTGGCTGGTCTGGATGATCTTTTTGCCCGGATTCTTGCCGAAGAACCACGCTGGCAGCAGGTATGAGGCGAATTCTGACTTGGTATGCCGTGGCGGCATGTTGATGATTAGGCGCTTGCACTCACCGTTGGCCACCCGCTCGAACGCTTTAGCCATCTTCTCGTGATGCCGACCGTGGATGAAGTTAGGCCACATCTCCCGCACAAACACCATGAAGTCATCGGACGCTAGGGTACGCAACTTGCGGGTATTCAACTCATCCAGAATTTCTGCGATGGCTTCCTGCTCGTCTTTGGGGAACTTCTTGAGCAGCATCTGCTGCTGACCATACGGCAGTGTCTGGAGCTTCTCCAGCACCAATTCAAGTTTCGTCTTTTCAACGACCTCAGTCATCCGTCTCGTCCAACTCTTTGCCGGTCATGCCCAGTTCCTCGTCCAGATCAATCACTTGGACAGCGGGTGCACCGTTGAGGTACTTCTCTTCTGTGGGTTGCAGTTGCTTGGCTTCCACGTCAATGATGCCATCCATATAAGAAGACAACTTGGTAGCCAGTTCGGCCTGCAACTCTTCAGTGGTTCTGTGGGTGACGTTGATATCCACCCGTTCTGCAAACGCGCCCACGTCACTCATCTTGCCCAGCATCTCCAACGCCTTTAGCTGGGTGGACTCTTTGTCCGAGCCTGTCAGCATGAGGAGGCGCATCTTCACATAGTTGCGCACCTGCGCCT